ATCGTCACATTGTCATAGCGCTTGTTGGACAGGAGCAGGTCGCCGTTCCTGCCGGGTATCTGCATTCGCTCCACATCCGGCATTGACCGGCCCCAGGTATCCTCCCCGGAGAGGATGAGGCCGAAGTCCTCAGAGCTTTTTCCGTTATATAAGAATTTATGCAAGCCTCATCCCTCCTTACGTGAAGGCCGCCGCTCGTCTGGCGACACTGGTGTTGATGCGTTCTTCGATCTCATCGGCAAGCGCGGAAATATCCTGTCCCGGCTGGCTGTAGACATTGACCGTCACACCGCCGTAGTAGACGTTCATGGCGCTCTCGGCACTGGCGACAGCCCTGCGGATCATGTCCATCAGGCTCTGTGTCCCGACGACGGTTTCCGATCCGGCTTCCCCGGCACCTAAGAGTTTCCCTCCGGCAGCGCCAAAGATTGTAGGATTGTTCAGGATCATACCGGCGTCCATGGCCTTCTTATACCAGTCCACGGAGATCATGGGGATCGACAGGATGCCGCCGATGTCCTGCCAGTACCAGGAGAAATGCGGCATCTTCGGTTTCGGAAAACTCCAGCTGAAATTGAACAGGCCCTTGATCCGGTCGATGGCATTGCTAATGGCTGTCTTCGCCGATTCAATCGGGCTGGTCATCGCCAATTTGATGTTGTTCCATGTATTGGTCGCCGTGGTCTTAATGGAAGAAAAGACATTTGATACGGTCGTCTTTACATTATTCACAGCATTGGAAACAGAAGTCTTGATGCTGTTCCATACGGAACTGATCGAAGAACTGATCCCGGACATGGTGGTGGAGACCGATGTTTTGATCGAATTCCACACTGTGGTTACGGTCGTCTTGATCCCGTTCACCACGGTAGAGACCGTATTTTTGATCGTATTCCACACCGAGCTGACCGTGGAGGAGATGCCGTTGACCACAGTGGTGATGGTGGTTTTGATGGCATTCCATACGGTCGTGACGGTTGTCTTGATCGCATTCAGCGTCGTTGTCAGCGTGGTTTTGATGGTATTCCACACGGTAGAGAGCGTGGTGCTGATCCCATTTACCACCGTGGTGATGGTCGTCTTGATCGCATTCCATACCGTGGTGAAAGTCGTCTTGATGGTATTCATCACCGTGGACAGCGTCGTTTTGATGGTATTCCATACCGTTGTCAGGGTGGTCTGGATGGCTGTGACCGTTGTGGAAATCGCGGTCTTGATGGCCGTCCAGACCGTGGACGCGGTGGTCTGGATGGCTGTCCATGCGGTAGACAGGGCCGTCTGGATGGCTGTCATCACCGTCGTGATGGTCGTTTTGATCCCATTCCAGACCGTAGTGATAGTGGTCTGGATCGCCGTGACCACCGTGGAGACGGCAGTTTTGATCACATTCCATACGGTGGAGATCGTAGTCTGGATGGCTGTGAGTGCGGTGGAGATGGCTGTCTTGATCCCATTCCACGCAGTGCTCACCGCCGTCGAGATCCCGGTCAGGATCGTGGTGACGGTTGTTTTAATGGCGTTCCATACCGTGGAGACCGTCGTGCTTATGGCATTCACCGCAGTAGATACCGCCGTCTTGATTCCTTCCCACGCTGTGTTGATGCCGGTCTTAATCCCGTCCATCACAGTGCTAACAAAGGTCTTGATGGCATTCCACACTGTGGAGACGGTTGTCTGGATCGCGGTGACCGCCGTGGAGACCGCCGTTTTGATTCCTTCCCAGACCGTCGTGAACGTGGTGGAGATGGCCGTCAGCACGGTAGAGATGGTCTCCTTCACAGTGCCAATTGCCGTGGAGACCGTCGTTTTGATGCTCGTCCAGATCCCGGTGAAGAAGGAAACGATACCGTTCCAGATATTGGAGAAGAAGGTTTTCACCGAAGTCCACACGGTTTCCCAATCGGTGCCAAACCAGCCAAGGAACACATCGGCGATGCCCCGCAGTGTATTCAGGACAGTAGTGAAGATACCTTTGATCCCATCCCAGATCCCGGAGAAAATTTCCTTGATGCCCGTCCACATCTGATCCCAGTTGCCGGTGAAGAGGCCGATGAATACATCAAGCAGGCCCACGATCACGTCAAGCACAGTTTCCAGTACGGTGGCGATGATCTGAAACGCACCTTCAAATACCGGTGCCAGCAGTTCACAGAATCCATCCCAGATCGCCTTGATTGCCGCCGTGATATCCTCGAAGGAAATACCCAGCGCAGAGAGCCGTTCCTTGATGGCGTCCACAAAACCGGTGAAGGTCTGCTTGATGCCTTCCCAGATGGCGATGACATTGTTGCGGAAGTCCTCGTTGGTTCTCCATAAATGTACAAAGGCCGCCACCAGAACAGCGATGACGGCAACTACAGCCACGACCGGCGCGGAGATGCCGCCAAGGGCTGCACCCAGCTTCCCGAACAGGCCGTTGGCTCCGGATACGGCAGTGGACAGGGATTTCACGCCTTTTGCCAGTTTCACAAAGCCCTGCATGGCGACACCGACCTTGGAAATCACCGTCCCGATGATCACAAGAAGCGGGCCGATGGCCGCAATGACAGCAGCAATGGTGATGATGGTTTTCCGTTGGCTGTCGTCCATGTTATTTAGTTTGTCCACAAATGCCTGAATCTTGGAGACAATGTTCCGGATGGCAGGCATCAGAATCTCACCGAAGGAAATGGCAAGCTCCTCCAGCTGTGATTTCAGGATCGTCAGCTGCCCGGACAGGTTGTCCTGCATGATCTCGGCCATGTTTTGTGCTGTCCCGTCGCAGTTGTCGATGGCACCGGTCAGCTTATCAAAATCCTCATCGGAGGCATTGATGATGGCAAGCCAGCCTGCCATCGAGTTCTTCCCGAAGATTGCGGAGGCGGCAGCTGCCTGCTCGGATTCCGACAGGCTTCCCATTTTCTCACGCAGGGAGATCATGGTTTCCCGGAGGTTAATGGAACCGTCGTCGTTCTCTACAAGGGCAATGTTGTATTTGTCCATGTAGGTCTGCATCTGTTCGGTGGGCTTGGCAAGGTTCGTCAGGCCCGTTCGCAGGGCCGTGCCGGATTGGGAGGCCTTGATACCTGCGTTCGCCATGAGGCCCAGCGCAATGGACGTGTCTTCTGCCGAGATGCCGAGGGAACCGGCAACGGGAGCCGCATATTTGAAGGACTCGCCAAGCATGGAGACATTCGTGTTCGCGTTGGAGCTGGCAGCAGCAAGGACGTCTGCAAAATGCCCGGAGTCATCAGCCGAAAGGCCGAAGGCTGTCAGGGCATCCGTCACGATATCCGATGCGGTGGCCAGATCCTCCCCGGAAGCAGCGGCGAGGTTCATGATGCCCTCGACGCCTTCCAACATGTCCTCGGTCTTCCAACCGGCCATCGCCATGTAATTCATGGCATCGGCGGCCTCGGAAGCAGAGAACTTGGTCTTGGAGCCCATCTCACGGGCTTTGTCCCGCAGGGCCTGCAGATCATCCCCGGTGGCTCCGGAGACAGCGGCAACCTGGCTCATGGAAGTATCGAAATCCGCAGCGGTCTTCACCGCTGCCGTGCCCACACCGGCGATGGCGAGAGTGACGGGCATCATTTTCTTCCCGGCACCGGAGATGGAATCACCCACGGACTCCATCTTTTGCCCGACAGTATCAATCTTTTCCAGCGTGGCGTTGGTATTCAGCGCTTCCTGCTGCAGACGCTGCAGTTCCTGCTCGGTTTCGATGATTTCCCGCTGCAGGGCATCATATTTATCCTGACCGAGGGTACCTTCCTCCAGCTGTTTCTTTGCCTGTTCCTGTGCAGTCTTCAGCGCATCCAGCTTTTCCTTGGTCGCGCCGATAGCGTCCTTCAGCGCCTTTTGCTTCTGGGAGAGGAGTTCCGTATTGGACGGATCGAGCTTTAAGAGCTTGCTGATATCCTTCAGCTCCGTCTGCGTGGTTTTGATTGTAGAATTGACAGACTTCAGGGCCTGTTCCAGCTTTGTGGTATCGCCGCCGATTTCAACGGTGATGCCCTTGATCCGGTTTGCCACGGATGATCCCTCCCTTCATCAGAATTTATCGAAGTCCTCCTGCGAGGCGACACGGTTGTATTTCGCACCGTCGTTGCCTTTTTCCGTCCAGATGTCCAGCACCATGCCGATGGTAAGGAGATCGAGATCCCGGATGGAAATCCCGATCTCCACACACCGCAGGAGGAACAGCGCCGTGGTCATTTCCCGGCTGCTCGTTTTAAGTTTTTTTTAGACTGGACATCGGTGATGAGGTTTGTACCCCACAGCTCCAGAATTTCCGGCAGGATTTCGTAGATGGAGAACATCTCGAACTGTTCCAGCCATTCGTCGATGGTGCCCGGAATGGTGGGGTCAGCATGATAGGCCATGATGTAGGCCACGTTCTCAAAAATCTCCAGATCCTCGATTTCCATCATGGAGCCGTCCTCGCTGCCCTTATCCTTAAAGGATTTCTCCAGCCGGGACAGGTCTTTGAAGATGTCGCGTTTGAACTTGATCCGGTACAGCCTCGGCACAGAAGCGGAGGAGCGGAACCGCACCTCCTGCTCGCCGATTTTTACAGTTTTCTCAATCATGGTTCAGCCCTCCATCAGCCTTGTGCCGGAGTTGCCGCAGTCTCCTGCGGGATGTACACCGACCGGTACCAGTTCCTGTAGGTATTGGTGCTGGTGTCGTCACCGGTACGGGACTTCACAAGGCCGTCCTCTCTCGGATCGGCAGTCAGGGACAGGGTCTCCGTGCCGGGTTCGATGGTGTCCTCCTTGGTCTCGGATTCGATGGACGGACGGGAAGCGGTGCAGTTGTACAGGACATGGCGGATCGCGTTGACATCGCCGTCAAACTCAAAGAGCAGCGCGAAGTAGACCGACTCCGTGATGTCGGAGCGTTCCACCAGCACGCCATTGGAATCCTTGATCTCCTGCAGGATCTCGGTGCGGAACCACTCCGGGATCAGGGCGATTTCCAGGTCGCCGGAATAGCCGTTGTTGCTGGTGCTGCGGAAATAGACGATGCCGTCCGCGTAGAACGGGGAAGAATCACCCTCCGCATCCAGCGAGATGCTGACCGCGCCGGGAATGGCCTGCGGGGTCGCGTAAGTGAACGTGCCGTCATTGCCCTTGGTGAGCTTGGCGGCATGGACGTTCTTCAGGTTGTATTTGACTTTGTTACCCATGGTAGTCATACCTCCATTTCAAATGTGTACAGGACTTCGTAGAGCTTCTCGCTCTCGATCCAGACTTCGGTTTTGTCATAAAAAATGCCGCGCTCATCCAGCACGGCCTCCACGCTGCCTTCCAGAGCCGGATCTTTCCGGTCGGTGTACAGCTCGATATGGAATTCATTGATCTTGTAATAGACCTTCCCATCGGCAGCAAAGTTATCGCTGCCCGGTGTCAGGTAGCAGATGAACGGCGGGTCAGGCGACTCGCCCTCTGCGAAATGATGGTAGGCAAAGGGTAGCCCGATCACGCTCAGGATTTCCAATACTTCATCCATGCGACAGGCTCCTTTCTATGGCTGCCTCCAGCTCCTCGACGCCCGCTTCCT